CTACCGCTGCATCTCACGCCGTAGCTGCGCCGGTCAGCATTCAGTACTTGCCTTCGGTCACCGTGTGGCCGATCCCAGATGGGGCTCAGCAGTATCAGTTTGCTTACTGGCGCTTGCGTCGCACTCAGGATGCCGGTAACGGTGTTAACGTGATGGATATCCCATTCCGGTTCTTGCCTGCTATGGTAGCTGGATTGGCTTATTATTTGATCCTGAAGCTTCCACCCGCGCCGGATACCCAGGCTCGCCTGCAGGTCCTTAAAGCGCAATATGATGAGGCTTGGCAGTTGGCATCGGATGAAGACCGTGAGAAAGCTGCTGTGCGGTTTGTGCCCCGTCAGATGTATATCGGGAATAGCTACTAATGGGTAATAGGTTCGCATCCGGTAAGAACGCGATTGCCGAGTGCGATCGGTGCGACTTTCGCTACCCGCTAAAAGTCTTGCGTCGTGAGGTTATCAAGGGCAAGAACTACGAGTTGCTGGTATGCCCAACCTGTTGGGATCCAGATCAACCGCAGCTGCACTTGGGCGAGTTTCCTGTGGATGATCCGCAGGGTTTGCGTAATCCTCGGCCTGACCGGAGCTACTATGCTTCTGGCTTGGATGCACAGGGATATACATCGGGCGGCTCTCGGGATATCCAGTGGGGATGGAATCCGATTGGTGGATCAAGATTATTTGATAACGCATTGACGCCAAATTACTTGGCAACAGTGACAAGTGTTGGTACAGTTAGCGTCCAAATATCATGAAAACATGTAACCGTTGCTTAATAGAAAAAGATGAAGTGGAGTTTTATAAAAAACCCACGGCAAAAGACGGTTTATTTTGGTGGTGCCGCAGTTGCCACAAGGACTATGTAAAAACAAAGTATGCAAAAGCGTATTCAAATCCTGAATTTGCTGCGCGTGAAAACCAGAGAGTTGCTAAGTACTACAAAGACAACCCAGACAAAGACCCACGGCATTGGCCAACTGGCGAGAAAGCGGCTGCAATTACTGCAAAGTACAGAGCAAGTAAAAAGCGCCGAACCCCAATTTGGCTTTCCAAAGACGATCTTTGGTTGATGGAGCAGTTTTATGAGTTGGCAGCTTTGCGAACCAAGGCAACCGGATTTAAGTGGCAGGTGGATCATGTTATACCAATACAAGGAAAGCTTGCATCTGGGCTGCATGTGCCTGATAATTTGCAGGTGTTACCAGCAAAGTTGAACCAACGTAAGTCAAACCGCTATGCGGTACAGTAGGAGTAGAACATGGCTAAGAAAATGATGGAAGAATCTAAAGCCGAGTCTCGCAAAGAGATGGCTGAAGACAAAAAGCAGGACGTTGCTTTGATTAAGAAGGCGTTCAAGCAACACGACAAGCAAGAGCACAAAGGTGGTAAAGGCACCACTTTGAAGCTTGCTAAGGGCGGTGATGCTAAAAATGCAAGTATGACTTACATGACGTATGGCAAGACGGGCAAGCCAGAAGGATTGAAAACAATCAAACTTGCCAAGGGTGGTGTGACCGGTCAAGCCATGCGTGCTGTTGGTCGTAACCTGGCTCGCGCTCACAACCAAAAAGCCGGGAGCAAATAATGGCCAAGTTTTCTCACAAGAAAATGGGTAAAGAAGTGGGCTCTGCAGAAGAGTACGCTCAGCCCCACGGTAAGGCTAACAAACAGCCTAACCTGAAAGACCCCAACAAGCTGTTGGCCGGTCAGTTCAAACCTGGTGCAGAGAAGCAAGGCACTCCTCGCGTGAGCTTGGGCGATCCTGCTGATCCTGATTTGGAAACCCAAGGCGTTAAGATTCGCGGCACTGGTGCGGCTACTAAGGGTCTGTACGCCCGAGGCCCGATGGCATAATATGCGCAGATACGGCTCCGTCTACGTTGTTACAAATCAGCGGACTGGAGATCAGTACGTTGGACAAACACGACGTGATGTTGCCAAAAGATGGGCGGCACATTGGTCTGTAGCAAAATCTACAGTTGCACAGAAATACAGATTTCAAAATGCTTTGATGGCGTATGGTCCAGAGGCATTTTTGATTGAAGAAGTGTTTCATGCTTTTGATGCGGACGGTCTAAATCAAGCTGAAATCAGCCTTATTGCGGAACTGAAACCAGCATACAACCTGACATCGGGAGGTCAGGGCGAGCGTGTTGCGAAAGAGTCTGAAGCGGTAAGAGCCGCTAAGTCGGACGCCGCTAAAAAACGATGGTCAGACTCCGCATGGCGGGAAAAGATGGTGGACAAGCTTTGGCATGACCCAGATGTAAAATCTCGACGTATTGCAAAGCTAAAAGAAATCAGCGCTACTCATGAAGTCAGAAGTAGGCTGTCATCCATTTCTAAAAATCGCACTACCACTCGCGAATCCGCAGAAAAAATTGCACGTAGCAAGTGGAAACCGCTATACTGCCCAGAGCTGCAAACCACATTTTTATGCGGTAAGTATGCTGCAGAACAGCTAGGGGTTTTGCCGAGCAGTATATGCAATGCTATGAAACGACAAGGCAAGCTATCCAACGGGTATAGTTTGTTTAAGGTGGCGTAAATTAACTACTATCAATTGGTCACTGCTGTTCAAGACTACACGGAGAATACCTTTTCGACGGTAGACATAAACACGTTTATCGAGCAGGCAGAGCAGCGGATCTACAACGACATTCAGTTTCCTTCGCTGCGTAAAAATGTCACCGGCACAGTAAGTTCGTCCAACCCCTACCTGTCCGCCCCGGCGGACTATTTGTCTACCTATTCGCTGGCTGCGTATTCCACGTTCAGTACAACAGCTACGGGTACATCGGGCACGAATGTCATTAGTGTCTCAAGCGCCAGCGGAATCGCCATCGGGCAAAACGTCACGGGTACAGGTATTGGTTCAGGTGCAATCGTCTACGGCATCAACGGCACAAGCATCACGCTGAGCGTGGTCAACACTGGTACAGTATCCGGTACAGTTAGCTTCCAAGGCGCGTATCAATACCTGCTGAACAAGGACGTTAACTTCATCCGCGAAGCGTTTCCATACCCTAGCGTGACAGGTTTCCCGACTCACTACGCCATTTTTGGCCCACAGTCTTCACTGCCAAATGAGTTATCGTTCATGATGGGTCCTACGCCAGATCAGAACTACGGTGTGGAACTACACTACTTCTTCTATCCGCCATCGATCATCCCTGGAATTATTACCAGCTTGAACAGTTCGTTCACTGCTGGTTCGGGCTATCCTGCTGGAACTTATTACAACCAGGCTTTGACCGGCGGGACCGGTTCTGGTGCAACGGCCAACATTGTTGTTAATTCAAGTGGTAACGTTACCAGCGTGAGTTTGGAAACTGGTGGATCTGGTTATGCTGTTGGAGATTCATTGTCTATTAGCCTGACTACTGGTGCAGGTTTTGCGGTGACGGTCCCCAATGCTGCAAGCCTGAATCAGACCAATGGCATGACATGGCTTGGTGACAACTACGATGCAGCCCTGCTGTACGGCGCTTTGGTTGAAGCCATCACCTTCATGAAGGGTGAACAGGACTTGGTTCAGTTGTACAACACCAAGTACAACGAAGCGCTCGCACAAGCCAAACGTCTGGGCGATGGTCTGGAACGTCAGGATGCTTTCCGCAGTGGTCAATACCGTCAGAAGGTCGAGTAATAGATGTCAATCCTCCAAGGCCAGACGACGAGTTTCAAGGTTGGGCTGTACAACGGTCAGTTCAATCTTGCGTCCGATACCATCAAAATGGCGCTGTATACAGGCAACGCCAATCTAAATCAAACCACCACTGCGTATACCTCGGTCAACGAAGTATCAGGCACAGGCTACACCGCTGGCGGCAAGATCATGACGGGCGTGACGATCAGCTATGACGCAACGAACAGCGTGGCCTACGTTAACTTTGCCAATGTAGTTTGGAATCCCGCAGCCTTTACTGCACGGTGTGCTTTGATTTATGATGCTACGGCCTCCAATGCTTCGATTGCTGTGATTGATTTTGGATCAGATAAAACCTGCACTAATACGTTTACGGTAACCATGCCAGCCAATACTTACTCAACTGCGCTGATTCGGAGCGCATAAGGAAATACCATGAACCATGTTGAAACACTGAATGTCCAAGATGCTCCTAGCGCATCGGTCACTGT